CATTTAAGGTTACTGCAGAGGTGCTTCGCAGAAAGCCGGAAAGTGCGCTTGTATGGTATGAAGATTTCTGTGATTATTCAGAAATCCCTACCAACTATTTTACAGTACTTGACGGTTCGTGGAAGATTTGGAAGGATGAAAGTTCTGACCGTATCCGTAAGTATTCGCAGCTGGAAGGCAGTGGAAAACTGGCACTGGATTACACCGGATTTTCTGAAATCCATGTGAGGGCGAGATTTGCCTTTAAATCATCGGGAGGCGGTAAGGCAGGAGTGTTTCTTGGAAGCATTTTCTGCTGTATAAATTACGATACCCAGTGTGTGGAGTTGTATCAGGGAAGTAAGAAACTTGGCAGCTATGCATCTTCTTTCAGTAAGACCACAAATGCAGATTTACGGAGTGATCCAAGCCTATATACCGTGGAAATGAGAATCCGTGGAAATAAGGTAAGGGTATATTCCGGTGCAGCCTACACACTAAGGTTTACAGCAACCATTACTGCAGAAACCGGATATGTGGGATTCATGGCGGAGAAGGGAGTGGTGTGTGACCTCTTGCGACTTGGGGATGCATGGTATTATGAACCTTATGAGTGTTTTGATATTACCTTCCCGGATGGA